TTCTCCCGATGGATGCAGACGTACATGGTGTCAACGTCGGTGCGCGTGAGCACGCCGATGAAGCCAAGGTCGGCATTCGTGATGATCGAGTAGGGCTCCCCGTCGATGTACGTCTGCACATCGTCTGTCAGGGAGGCCGCAATGCCGTCCGTCGCATCCGCGTTGGAGCGGAAGTCCATGATCTGCACCCCGCTGTCCTGTCGCATGTTGGCGAAGAACAGGCTGTTACCGGAAGTGACCGGTGGGGTGAGTGGGTGATTCTCGTAGTCCTTGACGAGCTCGATTGCCACCGTCTTCGGTGTCAGGATCGGCTGGCCGGACAGGGAGAACTGCGCGTTGTCCGACAGCAGGTAGAGCGCCTTGTTCCACATGACTGCGGAATGAAGGTCTGCCGTCTTCCGCGAGGTAGCTATGACGTCGATGAAGTCGTCGTCGAGAAGCTGCTTCGCTGTAATGCGGGTGAAGTTGTAGAGATCTCCTGCCGCGGACATAGCGACATTGGCCCCTGAGAGGAACCCGAGGCGATTCTTGTAGAAGAACACGCCGTTGATCTTGTCGTTGACGAGGGTGGGGAAGGGATTCGTGTCATCGTCCCCGACTGCCCGTGCCGTCCAAGGAATCGGAAGGAGCGAGAAGTAGTCCGACGTCGTGGCGAGGATCCGGAGTAGATCCCCAGGATTGTATGTGTTGGTCGCCCCGCCTGCGAGAGCCGCAGTGAGGATAGAGTTGTCGGTGTTGCTGGTGATGATGGCCGTCGAGCCGTCCGTGACGTTGAAGAGAATCAGCGTCGAGTGGTCGGTGGCTCCCAAGCCTGCGACGTTTGCGTGCGTGGTCGCGTCCCACGTTTGCGCCACGGTGAACGTGTACGCCGTGCCAGCGCCTTTGACGATGTTCAACACACCAGCAGAAGGATTGGACAGCGTGTACCCCGCAATCACCTGATTGGCCGCGACGTAGGCGGCAAGGGCTGTCCCATCAGGCCCGTTCGAGCAGTCGATGGCGTAATCCGTACCAGCAATCGTCATGGTGATCACGAGCGTATCGGGGTACTCGGTGGTCGGGCCGAACGTCAGCGCCTTACCCGTCTTCGGCTCATAGGTGACGCCGAGGTGATCTTGGCCTACAAGGAGCTTGTTGCGGCCTGTAAACGTCACACGCGCTAGACGGTTAGGAATGGAATAATCCTCGGGTGTAATGGACTCATAGGTGAGAGTCACACGAATGCGAGCGCCAGCCTCCAAAGCGTAGGTAAAGGCTCTGTCCGCCTGTCCCATCAGGTACTGACCGGGGCTGTAAGAGAGAACCATCTGGTCAACACCGTACACCGTGGGGGCCGCGGCGGTGCTTGTCGCGAACGTCAGGGTGATATCATTCCCCGAGCGCACCCTGCGGGTATCGACGTCAAAGTAAAAGTAGAACTTCGTTTCGAGGCCGTTGGCATCCTGGGGGGTGGAGTACAGAACGGAGCCTTGTTCTCTGATCGTCACAGCGTCGGCGCCATTAGTGCCGCGGGGCGCAGTCCACTGCGTGGTCTCAAATCCTTCGTATGAGTCGGATCCGCCACCAGTATCGGAAATGGTAGGGAGCTTCGTCTCTCCGATGGACTCGAAATCATTAACGACTCCGCCATTCAGGACGAGCTTGTGGGGCATGGTGGCAGCGTCAAGCTCCGTGAGGATTCCTGGCTTGACCGTCTCTCGCCATACACCGGCCTCGTCAGGCATGTCGAGGTCGTCGTAGACTACCCAGTAGTTGTCGAACTCTGAGCCGGGATCTCCGGTGACTTCGATGATGAAGCCGTTCACACCAATGGCCGGCAGGTCGTCGAATCGCTGCACGGAGCCTTTGAGGGCCAAGATGGCGTTGTCGGCCAGCCCGTCGTTTGTGGAGATCGTGAAGTCTTCTCCGTCGGCGCGAGTAATGTAGATCGTCGAGCCGTAGCGGGTGAACGTGAAGCTGGTGTTGATCGCTACGTTCCCCTCAAGGCGAGCCACGAGCTCCAGCGCGATCTGATCCGTTGCGATATCGTCTCGAGCGGCGGCAGTAGAGCCGACCTTCCCGCTCACCGTGACACTGTTGCCATTCAAGGTGATCGAGTAGCTGGTACCGAAGTCAGCCTGCCGGACAAAGACGAGCGCCTCGTATAGCCGAGCCGCGGCCTTCGTGGTGTCCAGCAAGACGGTCTTGCTGGTGTTCACCAGTACCGTCGTGTCCCCGATGGTAGCGGCACGGAGGGTGGGCGTGGAGGAGCCGACAGCCGGAATGTCGTAGGTAGAAGCGATGCTGACCACATGCAAGTCAGAGCCAAAGCCGGCTCCGGTAGCTCCACCGAGGCCCATGTAGCCGGGGCCGGCAAGCGTGGCATCAGTCACAGAGGCGAGGGTAACTCCTCCGAAAGTGGCGGAAATGGTCGTGCCGCTGACGGTCAAGGTGCCCGTGTATTCCACATCTTTGACCGGAACAGACGCCCCTACGTTGGCGTAGGTGTCTGTGGCAAGGCTGGTATGAACACCGGCAGCATTACACTCGACAAGATTCCAAGTGCTCGCGCCGAACTGAATCTGATAGCCTTCCCGCGTGGTGAGGCTGTTGCGTGCGCGGAGGCTGAACGTGTCGGCAGGATCGTAGATTCCAGGCCAGAGCCACACGCCGGTAACCGTGTAGTCAGCCTGTGGAATGACCACGTTCCAGACGTACTGTGAGATCAGGTGGTTGATCGCTGAGGGGAACGTAAGGTGATTGTCGGTGTCGAAGGTGGCCAGCGCATTCGTGCTGACCGCCACAAACGCACCACCAGCCGGGGGGGCGAACGCCGTGAGGAGCGAGGTGCTTGTTCCATTCAGCGTGATGCTGTCCCCACCGGGAGTCGGCTGGATGTTGAGGTAGTTGTCGGTGTCCGCACCAATCACCGTAAGCTCGGCGCCGGTCTCTGCGTTGTAGACAGAGAGCACGCCGTTCTCAACAATGACAAGGTAGCGGTCAGTGGTGCTGCGGTTGATGACATGCACGAACGTATTGCTATCGTAGGTCGCCGCGGCATCCAACGTGGCGATCCACTCAGTCGGGGGCCGCTTCCTGAGACCGTCTTGCGGGTCAGAGTATGCGTTGACCTGCGCCTGTGCCTGCGTGGGATGACGCTGAGTCTTCGACTTCTGCGTGACACCGCTGAGCAGGTGGGGGATGTTCTCAAGAAGCAGCATGGGGGTCTACCTAGGAGTGATTGGGTGAGGAAAGCCGGGAGATCATACTGCCTCTGAACCGGCGTCCACCGAGGACACCGCCGAAGGCGGGGTGACTGAGCACGTTGTACTCATCCACTGCGCCTTGATCCCGTTTGAGTGCGCGAAGAGCGAAGAGCTCATCGGCTTGGGTGAAGCCAGCGAGCTCGGACGAGCCGAGAGCCTGCTGGATGAACTGACGCGCTGCACGGATGACGATGTACTGTCGGGCCGTCTCAGGCATCTTCGTGAAGTCCACCGACCAGACCGCGTCGATGTACAGGTAGGGGAAGTCAGCGGCCACAAGGCCCTCGCGGTTGAGCTCACGGTCATAGAAGACCGGGACGAAGGTTGGGTCGCCATAGTATTTGGAGGTACGGATTACGAGGTCAGGATGCTTGCCGTGGCTCTTCTCAGTCTTCGAGACCTGGAAGGCGAGCAAGTCTGTGGGAGGCAGAAAGACATTGAGCGTCGTGGAGACGCTGTCGTTGTCCGTCCATACGAGCGTAGCAGTCGGAGCAATCTGATACGCGAAGTCAGTGTTGAACTTCCACTGGAGTGCAAGGACGGCACGCATCTGTGCCTTGAGCAGTCGGAGGATGAGTGCTACGTCACTCTGCGTGGCGGAGTCAACGTCAGTGATCGGAGCTTCACCAATGGCCGACAAGGCCGCGTTCACGGCGTCGAGCTCAGTGGTCGCGACGATGGTATTGAGGGAGGCCATTGTGTGTCTCATTCGGAGGGGAAAGAAAAAAATGGAGGACAGGGATCAAAACCCTATCCCCCATTCTTGGAGAACTACCGCTGACTACGCCGAGATGATACCGACGGCGCACTCGGGACGGAGGATGCCGTGACCGACGGCGTACTTGCCGACGAGCAGCGTCCCCTGGTACTGGATCAGGTACTCATGCTCAACCGACAGATCGAGCAACTTCGTGGTGCCGACAGCTTCCTTCTGGAAGACGAGGCCCAAGTAGTTGCTGAAGTCGCCCCGATAGGCCGCGGGGCCAGAGGCAACATTCGTCTGCGGAAGGTTGTTCGACTTCACGATGGTCACGCCGGCAATCTGGAAGATGCGGCCAGAGTCAATCCCGCCGTTGTTGCTCGAGTAGTCGCCGTTGATCGCCTTCGCGGCGTTGACCAGCACGTTGTACTGCGCCGGCTTCACGATGCAATAGCGGTCATCTTCCGGAACGTCCTTCTCGTCGAGCGCCTGTGCGGCGTCGAAGATGCTCTGCACGAGGCTGTCGCCATTGGTGGCGGCGTCGGCATCCGTAACGCTGGATCCACCGCTGCCACCGGTAACAGTCGCGGAGGCCAGTGAGGCCAGCGCCACAACCTGGAGCAGGTTCTTGTCCATCGTGTTCGCAAGCACGAAGCCAATGTCCCGAGCAAGCGGGGCACGGAGGTCGTACTGGCTCATGGCCTCGTCAAAGTTGGCGACGAAGCGATCAGCGACAAGCAGGTCGTCGATGATAATGACGCGCTCGTTCGACGGAAGCGTGGTGCCCGTCAGAAGCGTGCCGGGGGTGTGGTAGGAAGCTGAGCCCTTGCCAGTGACAATGTGCTGAGCCGACTTACCACTGGTGATCGTCCGCACGCTGTGCCGACCCATCATGACCGACTTGGTCAGGTAGGCCGTGAGAACTTCACCCGAGAAAACCTTGAGATACAGGGCGTCAAACGCGCCTGCGTTGTTGACTTCACCATGTCTGGTGGGAGTCATGTTAGGAGCAGCCATTCGGAAAACCTCGGAAAGAAAAGATGGGGATGAACTACAGTGTCGTCCCGATCCCTTTCGGTCGTCGGCTGGCGTCGGTGGCTTGTCTCCCGTAGGAGGGCAACGTCTGCTGGAGCGTGGAGCGTTGGGACTTGTTGGGTCGCCCTCCTAATAAGGAGAGACGAGAGCTACTACCGGCAACAGGGCGAGGCCTGCGGGAGGGGCCGGTAGCAGCTTATGTGCCGGGGCAAAGCCGGCACCATCTCGATTACTTTTTGAGCGCAGTCACCATATCGGGTAGCACCTTCTCAGCGCTACGTCCGAAGATGTATCCGCCCATGCCAATCTTGAGGAGATCCCACATATCAGTGGGGATGGCAACGTCAACGAGACCAAACACCGGGGCGAGAATGAACTGCCACGCGATGATGAACGTGAACGTCAACATCAGAATCGGACGCCAGGATCGAGCCATCCACGACGCGGACTGCATCTCGGTCTTGATCACATCGGCCTGTGCCTTGGCGAACTCCGTGTCGAGAGCGAGGACTGCCACTTGGAAGTCACGCTCAATCTTGAGGAGCTCCTGCTTCGCAGCGAGGCGCTCGGCATCAGTCGTGGAGACCTTGTCGAGCAGCCCACCAACGGAGTCGATGATCCCGCTCAGAGGGCCTGAGAGGATCTTCCCGATGAAGCCCATTAGTAGGTGAACCTCGTGCTATCCGATGCGGCGAGACGAGCAGCCACACGGCTGCGGAAGGCGGCATCCTTCGGGTACTTGGGATTGGCCATGTCGGCAGTCACTTCGGCCCATGCCTTGTACATCGGCACCGTGGTCGAGGGATTGTCCGCCGAGATGAGGGCCGGCTCGGTGGGGTTAGCGACGGCGTACTTCGCCATCACGCCAGCGAACGCCTGCGTGGAGCGAGTCACATCGCCTGAATCCACGGCGGCGTTGTACGCATCCTGCTCGGCAGTCGGCAGGTTGGCGACAGCCCATTCGAGGACAGACTGCATCTGTGGAACTCCACCGGCCACCGCGGCCACAGCGTCGTTGAGCTTGTTGCCAGCGGCCACACGGCCTTCGGCGTACAGCGCGACGTCTGCTTCGGTGATTCCCACAGCCTTCAACTTCGCGAGCGAGTCCTTGGAGAGTGCCCCATCCTTCGCGTACTCAGCTTCGAGCGCAGGAAAGTCTATCCCCGAGGGGTTCGGCGCAGGGGCCGGTGGGTCTTCGACTTTGGGGGGCGTGCCGAGCTTCGCCTCAAGCTCCGCATAAGATTTAGCCATCGCCTCGGGATCCTTGAACTTCTCGGGGAGCCATGCGGGACGGTTGGGATCTACAGCAGGAGGGGTGGGCGTAGCGGCGGGTGTTGCGGAGACAGAGCCGTCAGCGTTGAGCGCGACGTTGTCGGGGGCCACTGGGGCCGCTGGCACCGGGGCGTTTGCTCCCGGTGCGATAGTCAGCGACGGCACTAGTGGCTAGTCCGGATGTTGCCCGAGGGCAGCGTCCATTTGCAGGGAAGGAACTGTCCGTCTTTGCCCATCTTCGGGCCGTCAGACAGTGTCTTCACTACCTTCCCTTTCGTGAAACCAATGTCCGGAGCGGGAGCTCCAGCCTTGGGATCAAACTCGGAAAGGTCGGGGCCAGACTTAGCCATACGATTATCCTTCTGGTGTGGGTGGGGCTGTACCAGCAGCAGCAAGCTGATCGCCTACGGCTTTGATGCCGGGGCCAACAGCTTGCTTGGCGAGCTCTTGCTGCTGAGCAGCCTGATCGGCCTGCTGAACCTCTTCGTCCGTCCGGATGAGTCCGGTGGAGTCCACGGCCAGGGCCACGGAACGCCGAAGGAAATACTCCCCGGCGTTGACGTACTTCGCCACGACGTCCTGTCCGAGCGTCTGAGCCGCGCCGGCAATCAGGAGGTCGAGCTTCTGAAGATCGTGACTGCGGCCCAACGCTTCGAGGCCGGTCACAATCTGAGGTTGAACGTCGCCTTCCTTCATGGGTTTGATTTCGCCGGCACGCTCAAGTTGGTACATGAGGCGCACGACTACGGGACGTTGAAACTCAGTTGCAAGTACGGAGTACACACCACCGAGCGCATCTTCAAGCTCGACAGCGAGGAAGCGAATCTCTTCCGCGGTGACGCGCTCAGCCTGACGCTGGACGGAAGTGTTGAGGAGGAATGCAGCCGCGAGACGCTGCTGAATTTCCTTCGTGGTCTCAGCCGCGATACGGAAGTCAGCGAACTTGTCAAGCTGGAGCGTAGACACATCACGGGCGTCACCGTCAACGAACGCACCGTTGGGCGCTTCGGCCATGACCTGCTTAGAGGTCACGCCGCCTTCATTGACGAAAAAGAGAACCTTGGCCGCTGCCGCAGAACCTTCGACGATGGATTGGGCGAGAGACTCAAGCGACTGAATGTCACCGAGGTACTCTTCAACCAACCCGCGTCCGTAGTCTTCGCCGTCGAGCTTCGAGAAGCGGAGCGGAATCCACGGGCTCTTCCCCTTGGGGTAAGTGCCGCGGGTCTCCTCGATGATCATGCCTTCGACTTCCTGATGGACATTCCACTTCGAGCCATCGAACTTGACCCAAGTGTACAGGTCAATGTTGTCGTCGCTGTGAGTCATCTCACCTTCCGCGGCCTCGTGTGCTGCCATGTAGGTGCGGATGCTCTTCGGGAGAGACACGAAAGCCAGCGACTGCTTGAGGACGATCTCCAGCACGTTCCCGTCTCCATCCCGCTTGCACACATAGGATGAGAGCTTGTGGAACGAGAAGCCTCCCTCCGCGGTGACGCGCAGGAGCCCGTTGCCGGTGGCAATGACATGCCGGATGGCCTCATAGAAGGAGGCACGAGCACCCTGTGATTCCAGCTTGTTGACCACCTTGGTCTCAATGCTGGAGAGCTCTTTCTCGATGGCGCTCATAGCATTGATGCCTTGTTCACCAGCGATGGTGGCTTCATCTTTGATCTTGGGGGAGACGAGCAGACGGAAGAAGGAGGAGCCGGGGGGGAATAGAGCGAGGACGATCTTGGAGGAGAGGTTGTTCACCGCCCGTGCTCCGATGCTCTGGAAGGGGGTGGAGAAATCAGTGGAGCCATTCGCGCCTTCCGGTGGCATCAGTGCCGGGATGGTTACCGCGGCACAGTCTCGAGCCCTTTGGAGGAAGGGGCTCCGGTGGGCAGCAAGGCTCTCATACCTGCTGACTGCGGTGACACGCGCCTCGGGTGCCTCCGGTGCAGGGGTGGATTTGCGGCGAGCCATGGACTACCTCGGAAGACGGGGGGAGGGGGTGCGGAGATCCGCAGCCCCCAAACGACGAGCACGCTGTCCAACAGCAACCTCAGAAGAGCTCCCAACCTCTTCCCGGTCAGCCAAGATTGCCGAGGCTGAGG